GTCATCGGATTATTGTTCATAGGGAAATACGGGTAACTAGGGTGCCCGCCGTTAACGATGATAGACCCGGTGCCGCATACAGCCTTGATCATTTTGCTTGTGCTGGTAGTAGATAAGTGTAAACTGCGACACCGCTGTCAACCGTGATTTTCATTGCTCCAGCATCAGCGATATAGACCTTCTTGTCACCGACTAGGTCCATGATGCCAAGAAACTGCTTGACCGGCCACATCCAGGTGCGACTTAGTGATCCCTTAACAGTAGGCTGAAACACGAAGTTACCAGAGTGAGTGCTTGCGTCACCGAAGTAAATCTTCAGATCGCCATTCTCGACTTTGGTGACAAAGTTTGCTTCTTCTGAGTTAGCTGATGCTTGCTTTTTCAGACGCATGATACCAGCGATAGTTGGTTCAAACTCGACGTTCCAGGTTGCACCAGCAAAAGTGACTGCCTTGACCTTTTCGTCAACGATAGACTTCAACATCAGTCGATAATCGTTGATGAAGTCGCCGGTCTTCGTTTCAAAGTGAATACTACTTGGCACATCTGCTCCGTCTTTCTGTACACGGGTGACGTTAACGGTTGATGTATCATCGTAGTCATCAAAGCCCAAAATAGTTTTCAGCTTGCCCAGATTAGGCATGCCAAATACGCCGATAAAATCAGCGACTGGCTTGGCGAATGTTCCGCTGACGATAACAGACTTATCTTCTGCTACGGCGTTGATAGTTGTTTCCTTATCAGTTCCGGTAACCTTGATAAGTTCTACGCAGCCCAGACCGTGCGTGTGTTCGATTAAATCTTTGAGGACATCCTTCATATTTTTTCCTTTATGTTAAACTATTTACATAGCGTTAACGTGTATTATATAGGAATATTTTACACAAGTCAATGACTTAAATGCCCAAGTGATGATAAAGGGATAAATAAAAGTGAGAGCCACGGAACAACGAATTCCTGCCCTCTCTAACGCTACAAAGGAGCAATCAGCATGACTATTTATTATCTCTATGTTAAGACCCATAAAATAACAGGTCTTAAATATCTCGGCTACACAGGAAAAGCAGACCCATATAAATACCTCGGTTCCGGTGAGTATTGGAAAACACATCTCAAAAAACATGGAAAAGAAATCACGACGGAAATATTACATGAATGCCAATCTAAAACAGAAATCAAAGATCGCGGGTTGTATTACAGCGAATTATGGAATGTAGTGGATGCCTGTGATGTCCTGGGCAAAAAGACTTGGGCCAACCTAAAACCTGAAGCCGGGGAAGGTGGTGATTGTGGTCCTAAAGGACGAGCGGAAATTTCACGCAAAGGTAAAGGACGGACACATTCTGATCTAACTAAGCGTAAAATGAGCTATTCACATACTGGTACCATAATGTCTGGCATTACCAAGGAAAAGATAGGACTTAAAAACGCCGGCAAGAAACACACGGATGCCTTCTGTGATTTACATCGAGGGCCCAATAACAAGTTTTTTGGTACAGGCCCGTTTAACGGAAAAACTCACTCCATCGAGACTAAGGAGAAGATTAGTGCCAAAAATACAGGGAGAAAGCACACCGAGGAGGCCCGTCTAAACATAAGCAAAAAGATGGCCGGAATAAAAATGGCTGAAGTGACTTGTCCCCATTGCTCCAAAGTAGGAGCAGGAGGGGCAATGAAACAATGGCACTTTGATAAGTGTAAGTTTAACCGAAGGTGAATAGAGAATCAACTGTAGAGTTGGTGTCTGTATTGGAACGTAAGTCCCAGTTCATAACACCGAGTAAGTTGTCGATCTTTTCATCAACTAACGTCTTTTCCATTAATAGATTGTCGAACGGAAGTTCTTTGAACCATTCTGGCAATCTCATTTCATCAACTGGGTATGCAATGCTGGTGTAACCCAATGGGTTGTTTTTCAGCTTACATACCACAATCTTCATGCCATCCATGATCTTCATTGAGTAGTTGTCGTTATGGACTCGACGCAGCCAGTTCCAGTTGATAGCAGCCCGAACGTGACCAGGCATGTTTGCCCTGCCTGTTCGACTTTTCTCTTCCGCTTCACCATACATCGTCAGCTTGTTAACTGACTTAGGCGAACCCTTTGTCCATCCGTCTTGGTTGCCCAATTCAGTTTTGAACGTCTTGATAACCTCAATGATATCCTGACGATCTTTACCATCAAGGACCATCTCCAACACTCGCATCAGGAACTCTTGAACATACTTAGGTGTGTCAGCGCGTTTCAGATCAAGACCCATAGCCTTGATTTGACCAATGCCGAATCTGACACCGTTCTTCTTAGCCTTGTCCATGTCATACTGATCCAGACGCTTGCCTTCTTTGTCGTAGATGTTCAGAGCATACCGCTTCTTAGTGATAAACAACGACCGATCAGCAACCAGTTCTCGACCTGCTTTGATGATTTCGCCGTTCTTGCGTGGAGCATGAAACGACTTCTCCATAAAGCCAGCGAACCCGTCATTGATCTGATCAGCGATATTGTCGTACAACTGAATAGCAACGTCTTTGCTCCAAGTCATTGTGCTAGCAGCAACTTCATCCTTCATCAGAGGCCATGCAGAGAAATAACAAGAGTCAGTGTCACCGTATACGATTGCTTGCCCGGTGTAGTCATACTCTCCGGTGACGATTTCATTGATGTGTGCGCTCATGTGCTTCACAATCTGCCTGCCTGATAGAGTAACCGATTGACCGATACGCTTATCGTAGAAACGACAGTGTTCATTCAACAGGGCACCGTAAGCTGAGTTCAACAAAATCTTTCTGACCAGTTGTCGCTTGTCCCAATAATCTGTAAATTCCTTTATTTTCTCCTGTGAAGCGACTATCTTCCCATTTTTAATCACAAGGTTATGCAACTTCATATATTGTCGCAATTCCGATACATTTCTGGTTTTTACCAAGTGTTTAATATGTTCTACATCCATTTTTGCATAATCTTTCTGTCAATGATAAATAGTATTTATAGGAGATAATATGGGGTTAAATAAAAAATACAATGAAAGCACTTACTCTGCTGCCGTAAAAAAACTCGGTTACACCGCGTTGGAACCTTATAATGGTATCACCTTTAAAATAAATCATATGTGTCATACCTGTAACAATATTTGGAATACGCAACCCAGGCAAGTCTTGAATGGAATAGGTTGTCGTCATTGTTTCCAGTTGAGAGTTCGCAAACCGATTGACTTGGTAAAGACGAGTTTATTGCCCGGTCAATGGGAAATAGTTGACGATAACGAATACAAAAACTCATATTTACCGCTGCATTTTAAACACCATTGTGGTCATATAGTAAAGTCTTCCCTCGAGGTAATATTACGCACTGACGAACACCGCAAACGTTGTCCGGTTTGCACCCCACATAAAATAAGAGAAGGAACGTGGTCAAAACCAGTCGAACATGATGGCCGTAAATATTCATCAACCTTGGAGGCAACGTGCTGTGAATATCTTATTGGTAAGTTTGGATTATCGGATATCATATTACAAAAAGAATATTCGGTTGATGATAGAAGAACAGCGGATGCATATATTAAAAGTTTGGATACTTATGTAGAAGTTAGCAGTATAGGAAAAGAATGGTATTTAGAAAGGATTTACAGAAAACGGGATCTTGTAAAAAACTTCATCTTCGTGTCATCCCTTTCTCAACTACGGACTATGATTAAGTAAAGCTACCATTTCATCGTCTACATCTATCCCCGCGGCAAGTTCAGAACAGAGTTTCATTTTCCGTTGTTGAGCCTTACGATCACTGTACCACTTACCAAGTAGTCCCGGGATGATACCTTGATTAGCATACGAGAAGATCGTGCCGTTCGCACTGATCATCCATGGATTGTGACTGTCAAAGATCATCTTCCAGATTTCAGCAGCACTTTTCTCCTCAGTGCGTCCATCTTCGTAGTCAATCGTCAGCAGAGTGCCGCGTTCTTGGTTCATGATCGAGGTGTATTCTAACGACCCGAACAAACCTTCCCAGAGGACACTTCCCGTCACATCATCGTCGCCATCTTTGTGGCGTTTCTTCTCACGTGCCAGTCTCATGCCCTTTTCGTGCATGAACTGATCTGTCAGTGTTTGTCTGACCTGAGCAATGATGGTTTCTGGCGCCATGTTAAGCGCCCGGATCGTTGAGGGATAGAGCGAGTTAATGTCAACTGCTCCGACCCATTCGTGAATTCCCTTTTTGGGAGTAGCAACATAGGCACCTGCCGCTTGTTGTTGGATATCATCATTTTCAACCCTTCGTTTTTTATCAGGAACTACCAGACCATGATCATGAGCTTCGTTCATGATCGCCATTTCAACCATTGCCACTGTACCCATGACAACCGGAATCAACACGGTGTTTTCGTGTGCCAGTTGATTTGCCAGTTCAAGAAAGTGAACTTTAGCATGGATCTTATATACCAACTTCGTATCTTGTCTGTTGTATTCAATGAACTTTTTGAAGTCTTTGTTATACAACTGATCCAGAGTACCCTCGTATGAAGTCTTGTTTTCGTGAACTTCTAACTCGCCAATAGCATCTAGTTTGTAGCTGTGGCGACTCTCGTAGTTGTACTTTTTGTAGAGTTGAAGATAGTCAAGATGAATACGACCGATCAAGTCGTAAGTTGTTTCTTCTTTGCCGAAGCGTTCGTATGTGCGAGCCTTAGGTAGCTGACCTAGTAAACAGAACTTTCGTGTGTCGTTCTTGCTCATAACTCGGGTGACACGATTAACCATGTAGGGTATGTCGTATCCTTCAGAGTTCCAACCAGTTAACACATCGGCATCGTCAATCAACTGAAAGAACACATCGAACATGTCCTTCTCACTGGTGAACAGCATGGTGTCCTCGAACGAATCGCAGATTTCTTGTGCTGTCTCCGGCGTCATGTGCTTAGGAGCAATGACAAGAGTGACAAGACGATCAAGCCAGTCAAGATACATTGAGATAGCAGTGATCTTGTTCATCGCTTCTGATGCAGGGGAGAAGCCTTTGTCAGGATCGAAGTCAGTTTCAATGTCGAAGAAGCAAGTGTGAAGTTTGGGAGCATCAATGTTGCGATAGTTCTCACTAAGGCATCTGCCCACAACGCCAATATCACTCTCAAACATTTTCTTGCCGGAGTTTATTCGTCGTTCTTTTTCAAACTCTGTTCGCTTTCGGCAGGAGAATCGACTGACCGGGAGTGCGGTGCCCGCACTCAGCCCGCGATACTTGCCTTTGGGATCCGCGTAGTAAAATGTATAGTTTGCCTGATACTCTTTATACTGACGCTTACCGTCCTTGTCCCGTTCTACAACAACGATCTGCTCAGAGTCTTTATTGTGGATTGCGTCAACAAATGACATTAGAGAGTTTTCCCGACTGCTTCCAGTACGGTATTTAGCGCGTCATGGTCAACATTAGTCTGACCAAGTGAGGCTTTATGAGCGATTTTCATTGCCCGTTTTAATATACTGGGTTTGATTTCTAACTCCTCACCTACTGCTTTGATAGTATCAGTTAATCCCCCGCTGAGAGTTTCGATTTCGGTCATGACCGGAAGACACTCGTTAAAGAGCGCGTTTAACTTTAATTTTTGGTCGCCACTAAAAATTGTATCCATGATAAATTCCTTTAAAGATTCATTATATAACGAATAAATCATAAAAGCAAGTAGTTTGGTATAAATAGATAGTGCGGTTCGCTGGTGATCAGACCCTAACCGCTCTAACGCTTTTGAGGAGCAATCAGCATGACTATTTATTCATACAAAAATCCACCCGATGGATTTTATACATACGCATATTTGCGTGATGATAACACCCCGTATTACATTGGTAAGGGACAGGACAAGCGAGCATGGAAACACGCAAAAACGGAAGTATTCAGAACACCCAAAGATCATTCCAGAATAATTATTTTAGAGGCCAACTTATCAGAGGTCGGCGCGCTTGCTTTAGAAAGATTTTATATTCGTTGGTACGGTCGCAAAAATGAAAACACCGGTATACTTCGCAATAAAACAGCGGGCGGTGAGGGAATTTCTGGTTTTAAACATTCCCAAGACACTAAGGATAAGATCAGAGAAAAACGCCTCGGCTCCATTCCATCATCAGAGGCGCGTCTTAAACAAAGTCGGGCATTGAAGGGTGTAAAGAGGGGACCACATTCCTTGGAACGCAGAGCGGCTATTAGCAAAAGTAGAAAGGGATATACATATTCTACAGATCGTAATGCTAAGGTAGCTGCCGCCCATACAGGAAAGAAGCGAGTTGAGCATGGAATAAATATGACCGGGGCTAATAATCCGTCATTTGGTAAACACTGGTTTAATAACGGGGAAGTTTCTATTTTAACCTTTGATTGCCCCGAGGGGTTTGCACCTGGAATGCTGAGATAACTTTATTTTAGCTTAGGTTTACCGAATACAGTTTCGCGGATAGTCTGTCCGGTCTGTAGTTTGCGCTCGTATAATCTCATTTTCCTGTCCAGACGGCGTATAGTCCGGAGTTATATTCACCACTATATACAGTGCTTAACTTAGTTTTTACAGCGGCTTCTAATTCTTTCCCGGTGTCATTGGGCTGCACATCAAATGCAAAGTATAAGGAACCATACCCGCCCTTACCAATATACTGTCCGCCTAATTGTCCCATGATGATGTCAATCGTCTGATCAGCCTTTTTATTACGTTTTTCATCATACTGTTTATCGCCTCTCCGGGCGTAGGGATCTATTTTTATGGTAGTTAAATTATCATCATGGACAGACACATACCCTTTCATATCCACGCCCGGGATTCCTGATATGCTAACCCAGTTCTTGCGGCCGCCAGGTGTTTGACTTGTCCCGGCTAGTAATGGTAACTTCAATATAGTCAGCACAATGCCGTATAATGCTTTGGCCAGACCTATGCCACGATAGTCCTCGTCAACTGTGATTGTTCCAACTTTAACAGCATTCTTCAGGGGAAAAGATTTTGCCTTATCCACAGTAAGTTCACCGATTAATTGACCCGGTGCTTTTAGTTTTTGTTGTTCTCGTTCCCAGTCGCGTACTCTACCATGGAATCGACGGCGTTGAATAACTGGCTTTGATTCTGCACCTCTTCGTTTAGCCTGAATAAAGTCTTCTCCGTTCGGATCCCAAATTCTAATAGCGGTGCTTCCCCAGTTACCACTCCCTATACTGTACAAAAGACCGCTGCCACCTGGTAAGGCAGATACTTTCTTGCCGGAGTCTGTGCCACCTAAATAGCCCTTACCACCTTCGTAATCGTCAGGTCGTAGTCGTTCAATCCCCTCATTGATAAATTCATTTGCTCTCATTGGAATATCTCCGGATGTTCCTTGCCGTATATCTTGATATACTTTCCGGCCATGGCATCAGCCAGTACTTCGATGGGGCTGCCGGGATAACTGTCGCCGTCTTTGACCATGCCCATCTGATATTGTCTGGTATGGGTGAGTTCGTGGAAAACAGTACGGAGAATGTCAATAAGGTTTCTGTTCCCGACATAAATCCAGATCGTGTTGGCAGCAGGAGTGTTCAATCCAGTGTGGTGACCTTCTCTGGCTGCGTCTGAGTCTTTGCTTAGAGTGATCTTGGGATATGGTTGTTGAATATGCAGCACTTCTATAGCCCACTTGATGAAGTCTCTGGTTTGTTCGTCTGAATTATCATCACCTTCTTCGTGTAGTTTGTCTTTGATCAGATCATGTGGCGACTTAAGGTGCTTTCGTTTGAACATATCATGTAGTGCATCGTCTGTAAGATTATGTCTACGGGCAATTTTGTGCATAAGATTGTCAAGGGCACTGTGACCGTGAGTAAGGTGGCTTGGTAGTTGACGCTCTAGGTCATTTAAAGCTGATTCTGTGATAAATTGATTGGCGCGCATAGTGTATTTATGCTAGGGAGAATAAAGTGTCGCTCTTTAAATAAACCCGGGCACGACTCCATTGTTATTAGGGTGAGCGACGACCCCACACACGCAACTAAGTTGCGGTCCTAAGGTGTGTTCAGGTAAAATACGGATCAACGATAACAATGGTGCCGTCTCGCCGCATCATTGCATTCTCGGTATGAAGGTCCCAACCGAGTCCAGATTTGAGTCCAGCATGATACAACCTGGACATTGTCAAATATAATATTCCGAATTGTTTGCTGACTACCGGGTCAGCGAATCTCTCAGCAATCAACTGAGGCATCTCCTGCCAACTAGGAGGCCAAGTACCCGGCTTCTTCAACATGCTGACTACATTGCTCCAGGGCGCTCTGATCTTTGCTAGATCACTCAGCAACCACACTATGCGTTGCTCAAAGCTTTTGTCTGGAATCGGCAACAGTCGTTCCATTGCGATTTGTCTATACGGCGTCCCGTTAATTTCAAACACAGTAGTTCCTTGCCCACCAATATCAATAAATCGCGGCAGATTAGGTAACTCCGGATGCTTTTTACAGAATTCATAAAAGGTCATAAAGCCTTTTTCAGCATTGGTGACATCACTTGGCAAAGTGCGTCTGGGCATCAGAATCTTGATGACATGATTATCATCCTTCGCCCACACTGTGGCGTCAGCACCGTGACCTAACTTCTTGTATCCGAGCCCTTCTAACTTGGAGAAGATTTGTCTGCTGTTGGGAGTATCACGCTCGTATTCATCTAATTTATCCGGCATAAGTTTAACCACTCGAGGCTTGAACAACTGTATGTCACCTTTATTTGTCCGCAAGGTTGGCTGGTTATGTTTGTCCTTACCGAAGCCTTTAATCTCAGCAGGACTGTTCTTAAATTTTCCCTTCAAAATTTTGTCACCGGTGTGTAGTGTTGGCGGACTATAGGAATCCTCAGCGACGAGATGTTTATCATCACCTGACTTTTGCCATGCGTCCCACATTCCTCTACCCGCTGTAGTTCGTTGAAAACTAGGTCTTATATCATTGCCCAACATCTTCGCATACGCATACATAGTGGATGCTACACCTTTATTTCTATATTTTGGATCAACTTCAGTGCCGCCACTTTCCATGTATCCATCGTTCGTATCATCTTCCCAGTCAAATATTTGAAACAATATTTGACCTATTTCTTTATTACCATCATATGCTTTAATGTTCAACAATGGTTCATCCATAAATATCTCAACTGACGCTTTGTAAGTATAATCACCAATCTCTTGAGTATGATTGAATTTTTTATTAAGAATATCAGGATTTATTGTTTCGTCTAACTTCTTTGACGCATACGCCACGGGAACTGTCTTCATTCCGGCGAGCCAGAACGCAACCATACGATGGCGACCTTCCATGACGAATAGATCAGGATCGCCCTGCTCCACATACATTGGCATCGGAGTGGCACCTTGTTTCAACAGACGAAGAATCTTGTTTGTTCGCCGTTCGTCTTTGGGAAACTCATTGAAGGTTCCGTGCATCTCTTTGATCTGACCCAGGAACTTGTCAATAGGTTCATGCTTGATATGAACTTCAATCTGATCAGGTTCGGCGTGTAGCCATTGAGCCACGCTGACCAGATCCTCTCTTGTAGGATCTATTGTTTCGTATAGAAATATATGGGCTCTCATTGTAGTTCTGATAGATCAATGTATTTAATCGAAGTGCCTTTATATGCTGCTGCCAACGCACGATGATTGCCGTCGATGATCCTATGCTCAGATATCACAATAACTTTGTCAGCTAATGTTGGATCATTCATGTAGCGTTCAAGAATTTCTTTCTGATCCGGGGCCATCATGTCAACAATTTCATCAAGGTGCTCGACCCGGTATTGACCAAGCAACATGATTTCTATTTTGTATCGGGGCATCGTATGAATCATCAACGGCGTGTCAAGATCCATTGTTCCTATCTCATCCCATAGAGATTCATCGCGCCCCGGAAGATCACTGTCGTATAAATCATTCAGCGTTGTTTGCTGACTCTCGGATAGAAACTCTGTGGCTCTCATATTAGTCTGCCGGTTGAACGATGAGTTCCCGTCGTTGCTCCGGTGTTAGTCCCATTTGATTTACTATCTCAATCGCTCGGTCATATGCGCCGGCGTTTACGGCGCCCGGTGGCGCCATAAATGGTTCGCCAATGTGTTCACCGGTATTACGATTAACAAGCGCCCACGGGACCATACCAGGCGTAGTGCCGGGTTGAGTTGTTTCAGGTTCCCAATCTTGATTAGGAGTCAGATAACCGGAGCGTGTTCTGATGCTAGCAGCCGGCGCTGCTACTTCGGGGCCCTGTTTCTTAATATTTCTTTGTAGCTGTACCTGCTTGATGAAGCTTTTTAGGGCGGCTGCTGGCATATCACCGGCGACATACTTGGCGAAGATACCAATCGGATCGCCTTCACCCTTTGGGGCCAGGATCTTGTACAGCTTCTTCAGATATTCTTTGCGATACTTCTGTGGATCACTTGCGGCGTCAAGCGCAACTACAGTTCTCAACAACGTATTTTCAATCTTGTCGAAGTTATCATCTAACCAATCGCCGCCGGGCGATCTGAACTCAATGTAGTCACCTTTGTTGTTGATGCTGATGTATTTGTCTGTGTTGCCACTGTGAATTGCTTTTGACGCAAACTTGTCAAGACCTGAACGCATCTTTTCCAGAACTGCTTTGGCATCTGCATCACGTGTCATTGCGTATTGCTTTACTTTGGCCAGTGCTGACTTACAGAATGTGTTTGCTTCACGCCCGAATTGTTCAAGTATGTAATCATCTCCGAGCAACAGAGCAAGTTTAACATAGTCTCTGTCGGCACCTTGAGGCACGCTGACATTGATGTGAAGACCGGTTGATTCGTTTGTGTAGCAACCGGTCTCATCTGCCCATGCTTTAACTTTCTTCAGATCAGCGATGATATCAGGGATAGACATCGGCGGACTGATGAATTCCAGACCACCATCTTCAGGTTCATTCGGTGAGTCAAGACTTCCGTCCGGTTCAAGTGAGTATGCAGTTGGAGAACGACCGGCACGATGATATCCACCGGTTATGACTTTCTTACCCATTGCTTTGCTGAACATCTCACCGACTGAATCCATGTCAAGCTCACCGGCTTCAGGCGCGGTGCGATACGGCCATGTAATAGTGTAGTTATTTTCCACATCACTCATGCGACGGAGGTTGTTATCACGTAGGAAGTCACGTTGATCAGGACATTCCCAATCATTTTCCCATTCTTCACGGGCCTTGTCATATAACCTGCCTTGAGAGTCCCATTCTTCTTCTACTTTTTCATCAAATGCTTCTTCAGCAACGGTAACGGCTCGGACCCAGTTATGATACGCCGGCGTATCAGGTAACTCTTTACTTGTCTGTATGCCTTTTGCAGAGTCTCCACCGTCTTTGGCTTCGTCTTTTTCTTCTGCGGTGAATCCAAGATCATTCATTGCTTGATCGATTGCTTCGTCGGCGTCCCAATCATTTTCTTCCATGTATGTTTTCAGCAGTTCTTTACCTTCTTGGTGCCACTGTTCAGATTGTTGCTCCATGCCCCATTCAGAGTAAGCATCTTCAAGTTCGTCACGCAGCATTGCTAAATCTCTACGATCATTGTAGCCATCGCCGCCGTTAAAGAAGCGGATGATATAGTCTATATCATTGGCCTGCTCATCCATACTATAGTCAGGCACAGATTCGTAGTCATTGTCTGGCCCACCTGCGTTCGGGACATACATCTCAAACTCCATGCCTGCCATGGCGTTGATCTTCTCGGCGTCCCTTCTCAGGGAGTTCGGATTCATTGCTATTTCGTTTAAAAACTCTAATGCTCTCATACGATTATTTAGTCAGTGGTTTATTTGTCCCAGCTAACCTGCTAATCGCACGTTTCATACCAGAATTACGATCTTTCTTACCTGTGAGTGTATCAGTCATTGCTTTGCCAAGATAACTCTTTACTGCGGGATCACTGATTTCATCCATCTCTTGATTGAACTTGCCTTCGAAGTCCTCCTGTTCATCTGGGCCAGGTGCTTCTGGTGTTGAAGGGACAAGACTATCATAGTCTTTCATTGTCAGAGTTCTGCCACGTTGGCAACCTGCTACTAGCTTTTCAGCAAGATCATGTAGAGCCATATCGTCAGCCGCATCTTCCTTGGCAAACTCAAGCAGTCTGATCAGCAATGGAACGTCAAGCTTCACCACATCAGCGGGGTTCATCGCCTGCTCTGGTTTAGATAGCAGTCCTGATTTAGGGCGACGACGGTCAGCAGATAGAACTACATCATCTTCTGTGATTTCACCTTCAGCAACGTTAGATGCTCCGGTTGCCGCCGGGTGCAGGTTATTAATGATACGTTTAAGGCCGGCTATTTCTTTCATCAGTTTGGCAATCTCTGCGTCGTGGCGCTTATCGTTCTTTTCAGTAATGTCTAGTCCTCGCTGCATCCACTTGTTCATGGCTTCATCAGGGCTTAGAGTAGCACCGTAGTGTCGCTGCGCCCACTCAGATTTGCGTCTTAATTCCGGGTCATTAGATTGTGCCACAGAAGGATTAGCACTAACATCTACGTGCTTGTTCTTATCAGGGCCCACCATGTTTATCGGGCCAGACTTCTTACCTGCTTGAGGTTGTGCTGCAACAGCCTGTCCTGCTGGTAGTGTATTTGCTTCCGCCACACCTTGCCTAGATTTAACGTGTCTATATCCAGTTTTATAATCTTCTGCATCCTGTTCGCTGTTGTGGATATTGTTATATGACTTTTTTCTGTGGGCATCTAATCTGCCTTGCTCATATGGGGTCGGGGTGCTACCAGAATGTTTTGTTTTGCGTGGTGCTGAATGGTCGTTAAATTTTGGAGATGTAGGATCCTTGTTCAACAAATCAGATATGGAGCCTTCCGCCACACCTTGCTCTTTGTCGGCTGCGCCAGTATCTTTAGTAGTATGTCTCGTAGAGAAATACTTTTCAGTTTTTCCTAACTGTTTTGGTTTAGCATTTTGTTTTTGCCATTCTTTTTTATCGTCTGCTTCCGCCACACCTTGCTGACCTTTAATGCCAACATAGGCTTTAATAGTAGAGATCCCTAATGCTTTTGCTACATTGGCTCTGTGATAGCCATCTAATATATTACCATCACTACCAACTACTATAGGGGGAGCCTTGCTAAAGTCCATCTTTTTGTATTGCTCTACTTTTGTTCTATCTAATCCTGACAATTCAGTTCTGATGGAATTTAGTGGGATATTTTTTAGCACAAACTTGCTGTTCGTATTAGTAAGATGATTTAGATAATCGGGGTGTAGATTCTCATCGTGGTGCTGTCTTAGATACGCAATCATATCTTCTGTAGACATATCATTAGAGAAGCCTTCCGCCACCTTCTTATTCTTGTTATCAAGCATACCACGCTTGTTGGCGGTTGCCCAGGCGATATTTTCTGCTTCTTTCGAGGACTTGCCAAGTTTCTTCTCGCTTGATTTGACATGACCGACCATGCGATCTACCTTGGCGCCTTCTTCGACTGACTCATACTGGTATGTACCAAACGCATTAGCATAATTGCGGCCATCTTCTGTGTCGGTATGCTCCTTATCACCGGTACCGTTGCAAGTTGGGCATATAACTTTAGTGGCACCTTTCTTATTGTCTGGGTATAGTTTGCCACCGAGTTTATACTGCACCTTGCGACCATGACAAGCAGTGCAGTTTGTATTCTGGTGTTTGATAGTTTGACCGGGCATGTGATCTACATCATGCGGGAAACCCTCGCCTTCGTGTAGGCTGTTAGCATACTTCGCTGAAGTTTTGATACCTTTGAGTAGATTGCTACCTTTAAGTTTCTTCTCCGGAGTGCGCTTTTGAACGGTTTCAAATGGTTGAGCGAATGTTGCTACAGCGCCTGCAGTTGTTGAACATTCTTCGAGGTGTTTGATTTGCATAGTATATTTCCACTTATATACTATTTATCAAAATTGGTTTAAAGAGAGTTTATTTTCGAAGCAAGGGCGGATTATGGTTATGCTATCGTCCAGCCTTTGTGTATTCGTCTTTTATTACGGACAACTGAATTTAAATTTGGCTGACATAGATCATATTTCCTAATTAGGTCGTATTGAGTTAACGTTTCTATAATCCCTGTAGTGTGGATGAAGGTGTAAATTGTATGATCGTATTTGTAACTATTTTTGCCACTCAACTTTTCTTTAACTTCGGGTCTATTTTGTACTTCTTTTTGAAGTACGCTATTCCGAGTGCGATAATCTATGGATTGGTGGGCATCTATTTGCTTTTTAATATATTCTTTATTTTTCCATAACATTTTGTGGGAATCTGAATTTTTAAGTTTTGTAGCCGGCCTATTTTGAATTTCAGTGGCTAGCGCCGAAGTCATACCTTCGCCCCCGCCGTTTTCTTTAATCCGGTTAGCCCATATTTTATTGCCGAAATCATCCTGGCCGGTTACTACCCTCCATAGGCTACTATAATACATTCCCCAATAGTACAGTTCCTGTCTGCTCTGACAGGCAATAATAATTTCAGTTGAATGTTCTTTTCCGTGACGCATGAGATGGATCAACCAATCTTTACCGGATCCGAGATATTTGTGTGGGTCTTTGCGTTTTGTCTGACAAAGATATTTTAAACCGGTAATATTATGGGTCTTAACCATAAGATAATAAATAGTCATGCTGATTGCTCCTTGGGCATTAGAGTAGTTGGGAATTCCACTTCCGCGAACTACACTACTATTTATCTTTTTGTTTTGCCATCGGCCCGGGCAAACTGAGGAATTCCTGATCTTTTTATTCCACCTAACCCTAATTTTTTAGCATTTACTTGGATCGTATCCGGCTTGATATCTACAGTTAACGCTGTTTTGTATCTTGGATCATTCTTTTGAGCGTTGCTTGGGATGTAACCTGATGCTGATTCAAACATCGCGTCTACATCTTTTGATGCGACACTTATATTACTGACTGGGACCGGAGAAGTAATCACAACTTCATATTCTGCACCAGGAGTATATTTACCTTGTAGTCCTGTCGAATCTATAGCCAGTAGTGCCAGAGTTTCATTCTCATCGAACTGATCACCTAACCAATTCATCAGCGCATCTTCGACTGATACCTTATCGGGGAAACAGAATATACCAGATTGTTCGTTGTATATTTGTGCTGATCTACTTCCTACTTTCGGTATCAACCCTTTACTCATTATGCCAGGCAGATTCTTCGCCGGAGTCACATGATACAATACTTTAGGAAGAGTAGACGTTGATTCTTCCAATTGAGAATACTGTCCCTCGATACTCAATCTTCTGGAATGAAGTTTATCTCGCAGAGCATACAGCTTAGTGATCTGGCCAGTTGTTCGTATTGCTTTGTATGCAAGATTCTCTGGTCCGAACTCGCCGCCTTGGTCAAGCCCTGCTTGTCTGTAGCGATGTATTGTTTTGATCAGATGATTTATCTTATTCAGGTCAGATGTTTTCAACGCTCTGTCTATCAACTTCGACAGTTTTTCATACTTCGCAGCCGTTGCTGTTTGATCGAAGTTTGCTCTACGCTTACTTGGGATTCTGATCCACTCATCACGCAGAATACTATACTCACCGACGCTTGTAACCTGATGATTTGAATCCTGAATGTACAACTCAACTGGAATGTGTCTGATTGTTATGTCGTGTGTGTCGTTATAGATTGTCTTTTTCGCATCAAACAACTCCAGATACATTGCGTCATTATTTAACTTCGACATATCCACAAGTAGATGTAAATCTAGATCAGAGTGTTTCGTATAACTGTATGCTGCGTTTGAACCGGAGATTGTGATATCAACCACGTTAATATCAGACAGACCCATTTCTTCAATGAAATCTTCAGCGATGATTTTCAGTTGCTTTTCAACTTCAGGATGTAGGTGACGACCTCTGAAAAGTTTAGGGTTCAGTTCCGTGTGAAAAGTCACTGCGTCTGCCAGTTTAAATGAGTCGAGTTCTTTGAGATCCATCAAGTATTTATCGGATAGATTTACAATGGTCAAAGTGGTGCCTCTTCATAACTACGCACCCGCCGGATTTGCCACAATGTGGACAAGTTATCACCTCTTGCTTTCGCCCTCTTAGTTGCGCTGATCGGTTTTCAATAACTTCAGGTCGTTGTTTTCTGCCAGTTACCGTAGCAGTTCGCTTGGCTATATGTTCAGGGGATAACTTTCTACCCTTCAATGCTGCACTGCGCTTCGCATTACGCTCAGGAGAATGTTTTTGACCGCGTTGTCTTTCGCTTTTTCTGGATATTTCTTCCGCCGCTTGTTTACTACCTATCAGTGATGCGTTGCCCCAATTTCCATTTTCTTTGCGTGTTTTATGTCGCTTTTCAATAGTATCAATTGTCTGTACCTGCCCTGATGCTCCTTCTCCGCCATCAGTCATATTTCTTAATATGCCTGTTCCGAGGTCTTTACGACCGTACTCTTTAATGAGTTGTCGTTCCTTACTAAACGCTTCCTCCTCAGTGAGCATATGCTCAACTATAACAATGCGGGTTTGATCAATTGGAGATCCTGATCGCCAAGCTCTGCGAGTCATACCTTTTCCTACATAATATGGACTCTGGTCTTCCCGAAGCCACATATATACATAGAAGCCAGTTGGTGGATTTAGTTTAGAATAAGCAATCATACTATTATTTAGTCCTATTACTGCGAGGATAGGAAAAGGCTCCGAAGAGCCTTTTATTTGATAAAGACTTTACTTAATCTCGTTTCCGTCTTGGTCTATTAGTTTGAAGCCTTTTTGTCGCTGTTGATCTAAATACATGGGTCCGATCGTATTCAACAAGTGTTCCTGATTTTCCATACAGAAAGTATAAGTGCCGGTGTGACGCAGCAGAACTCGTTTGTCCATCCAAATTTTTCCGCCGATATCTCTAAAGTTTTCACAGAAACACCAGTCTTCGCTATAGTAACGATTTTGACGAACTGCGGTGTCGAAATATGTTTTCAGATGTTTGTCATATTTCGGATCAAGACCGATATCGTTCACATATTGCTTTACTGCCGGGTGAGATTTCAACTTCTCAAATACGTGTTTCTTCATCAACAGGAAGCCTGTGCCCGCTTTGCTGACTTCTTGTAGTTGATCAGGTCCTTCTTCGGCACCATCAAATCCATTAACAACCCACTTGACTGGCATTGTCTTCATTGGATATAGTCCACCGATAACGTCAACGTCACGATTCAACAGAACTAACAGGTGCCATGGTTCCCAACCAATGTCTGCGTCAACGAAGAACAAGTGAGTGGCATCTGGCATGTCCAAAAACTTTGCTGTCAGTGTGTTTCGTGCGCGAGAGATAAGCGATTCGTTGACCATTGTTTCCAATGTCCAATCGATGCCAAGCTGTCGTGCGGTGTTTGACCACTTGATAAACGACATGAATGTAGATTCAGTCAGCATACCACCATAACATGGCATTCCAATGTGAACCCGTGTTGTTTTCAGAAAGTCTACGTTGACTTGTACTGTTCCGGGAGCAGGTTCGGATACCGGTGCTGCTGGGTTTTGTTCTACGATTTCTTGTAACTTTTCAACTGGAATAGTTGCTGCTTCTTTTTTCTTTGCCATGAGATCCTCTGTAAGATAGAAATATTTACTCTGGCCAAAGTGGCTCAAAATATTTCTATTTACCCTATAGCAGGGCGGTCAGAGGATATTGTTTAACCTGATTGAAAGGTTTGATTGGTTTGGACAACTGGATGTCCGAGCCTTCATCAACATATGGTTCAGGAAGCCTTAATTTTTTGCGTAAATGAGGTGGAATATTCTTCAACAGTTCATTCTCCTGCTTGGCATGATCCTTGTCCAAAGCCCTTCCTATACCGTCACATCTTCTTAGAACTTTTTGGTGAATCTTCTCTCTCTCATCCGGGGTAGTTCGTTTCCAATCTGCTTGCCTAATACTCTTGGTATTACGGTCACATGCCTTTCCTGCATAACTATGTAAGGTGTCCGAATGGAGTTCATTTAGGTCACCCTCGGTTGTCAGATTAGTGGTGAATTGTTCGTCAACTTCAGAAGTGTTGCCACGTTGAATTTCACTGGTATTGTATTCCCATGTATCGGGCACGATCAACCCTAATACCGTAATGGCGTGTTCCGCATCATTTGATTTTTTAAAATACGCGGCAAATTCCATGGGTCGTTGTTTATCTCCGAACGTTGCTTTTGCAAGTCTAGGATATCGGTCACCGTCTTCAAATTCTATATAATTTATTCCGGCGCTATCAGCCGATATTTTTGTTATTCTTTTTGCCTGTGTAAATCCACGACCTTCAATTTCTTTCCAGGCGAAGTTTATCTCAAAATCTAAAACTGCCAAGGAATCTCCTACTTTGATCCGACCAGGATAGTCAAAGGTTTCAACCCGATGGATAAATTGTTTAATTTCATTATGGTTGTCTGTTTCATTTATCTTTTTAATACTTGATACCATTCTCTGTGGGAATTTTTCACTTTCGTAGAGAGAATATTTCTTCTTAAAATACGAATAGATTTGACTTTCGTTGAGTGAATTTGAGTTGAATTTTAACTCAACTCCTTCATCCGGCGGTAATACTTGAATCTCAGTTCCCGGGAACACCACAACCATTTCGCTGTCAGTCTGCGTTTGAAGTGCCTGATAGCCTCGAGCCTGTAATACTTTGACACATACTGCCAAAGTTTTATAGTCACGGTCAAACAGTGCGTCAAGCACTTTAGCGTCAAACGAGTTTGGATCGTTCCAGTTATCAGAATCGGCGACATACACTTTCGTGGCGTTGACTTTTGCGGTAGTTAGCGCGTCACCGTATTCCTCTGCCCATTCTTTATGGGGACTGAAAAATACACCGTAGGGTGGAATTCTGAACTTGCTTATCTGGTGTTCACCACCGTGATACAGAACATCCGGAAGACTTGAGGATGAGGTGTCTTCTGTTACACCTTGATGACTATCAATCTCGCCTAACTTGTTACGGATAAGTTCTATTAACTTCTGGTGCGTTCCTGATAAGGCGCGATGCTTTTCAATATAGTCTAAAATCTTTTCAGTTTCTGCCCTATACTTCGCCCTCCACTCTGGAGTTTTAGCAGTAGCAATATCTTGAACATTGTCGAGTCGATCGGCAAGTTTTATCACCAGAGCATAACTGCTCATAGCAGCCATTTTCTGTGCCAGATAATCAGCTTTGCCCATTTGTTGAATCTTCTCTTTGTCGCTAGTTAGTTCTTGAACTAGTGAGGCAACTAAACCACCGAATAAATCGTGTAGGGCTTCATGAGTGGTGTCAGTATCTTCTACGGTATCATGTAATAGTGCAGCACTGATTAACGCATCGAGGTTGTGTGATTTCTTGTATTGCTTGATTGAATCTGCTACACTTATCGGATGTGAAATATAAGGAGCACCACCTGCTCTCGTTTGTCCGGCATGAGCCTGAGTAGCATACTGAAGTGCCTCCTCTTTACTCTCATCCACTTCGGGCTGGCCGCCCATGCCAAGATCCATCATCTTGACTACATTCGCAGCCAGCTGAGGATTCTGTTTCGTTGCTGGATACAGGCTCATAACCATTGCTGTCTTGCGAGTAGGATTCAATGTCGGCCAGGCATTGCGAATCTCTGTTGCGCCGGTGATGCCAGGACCAAACTCTACCGTAGGCAGATAGGCGAAGTAAGCGTGTTTACTGAACGGCTGCATACCTTTTCCTGTATATGGCTGAAAGTAAGATGGGGTGCCGTCCTTCTTCATGCCACCGGGCTTAGGTTGTTCGTTTCGGTCCTTCTCTGAACGGACGAAGATCAGCACATCCTGATCAGGGTTGTAGTGCTGAGTTATCTCTGCTGCTTTGAATGGACTTGACACCTGAACGAAATGTCCTGGAGCAACGCCGGCTATCTTAGCAAGTTTCTCTTTAATCGCAAACGGGAAAGGTCGTGCTTTTTGATCGTTTGTTGCAGCGACATACACATCAGCGCCGGGAAAGGCCTCCACTGCTGATTTATACAGAGCATAATGTCCTGCGTGAAACGGATGAAAGCCTCCTGGCATTACGACGATTGTTTTCATTTTAATAGCTAAGTTTTACGAAGTTCACGATGCCGTTGTAGAATCCTTCTACCTTTGCTCTCATGTGGACAAAGTTGCCTTCAATGTTAGAGTAAGTAGACGCATTGGCGTTTACGTTTGAAGTGTTATTTGCTTCAAGTTCGTATACTTTGAACCAGTCCAGAGCGCCGGGTGTCGTTGCTAAACTTGCTTCAATGACGATGTTACCTGTCACATTAGTCAGGCTCAGACTTACTGTTTGTAGATCACGGTTGCCAAGATAATAACCAGCGGCGTGTTGAGCATTTCCAGTGACAGTATATGCTTCATAGTTTGCGCCACCGTCGTATACCGTCTGTGGCAACAGGATCAGTGTCGTAGATTGAGACATTATGCTTTTGTCACTTCAACTACTACGCCAGCGGCGACTAACTCTTGTGCGACTTGTTCAAGTGCCAGAATTGTTTCCTCGCTGGTGATTGCGTCAGCACCTACGTCTGATTTGACTAACTTGGAAAACGTGATAACGATTGTTTCTGATTGTATCTGAGCCATGGTAATAAATACTCCTTCAAGTATTTATCACTGTGGGCGCTTTTCTAATTTATACATTGCAGAGAGCATATCACCAAACATCAGTGATATCAGCGTATATGTGCTTGGATTGTCATAATCTATATAGAAGTGTTCGTAGCAATATCGCATACGCCAAGAACTGGTAGTCTGTCTTAACCATTGAGTTAGGGCCCTGCTTGGAACAACTACAGTTTTTGTGTTCAGGTATCGCTCAAAAAACTCTTTTAAGTCTTGTCTGAATGACGGCAGTTCTTTCAGATCCATTGATCGTAAATATACGCGAAACTTGTGAGGTGGCTCTTTAGCGTAATACTTGTGCCCCTCAGGGATATTGTTATCAACTCTGGTAAAGATGATAATTAGATCAGGATCGATGTTTTGTAATGTCTGTAATAGAGCCAGATCATTACTGAACACTGCGGCAGAATTACTCTCTGAGCGAATCAGAGCAGGACCACCTTTCCCCGTGAACTTGGCGCGCCAGTTGATATAGTTCTCAATCGAATCTAACTCAACCTCTTTGATTTCTCTTTGAAGTCTACTTTGCCATTCCGATGCCCAAGGCGCGTTTGGCTTATCGCTGAGATTTTGTTCTAGTTTCTTTAAAAACTGAAGGAAAGTCTTACAGGCGTATGTGCGATTGATTCCAACTAAAGTAAACTTGGCACGGTAAGTGTATTTACCGTACCATAGTTTATTTCTGCTCTCAACTTTCAAGCTGAATCACTCCATCTTCACCGATGTGAGCATTGACTTTCTGAACTACATTGAACCCGATTGCACCGTCAACCATCACCGCCGTGACAGTTGCATTCTTCACACGCTCAAACAGAATCTTCTTACTCAGCGGAATTCTGACCAGTTCGTCAATCTTACGACCAAGGGGCCTGGCGCCCATCTTAGGATCGTAACCTTGATTTGCCAGGAACTCGACAACCGGCTCAGATAACGAGAATGTAATCTGATGTTTCTCAATAAGAGATTTTTTCAGTTCCTCAGTGAACTTGATAACGATTTTCTTGATCGCCAGGGTGTCCAGCTTGCCGAACTTACAGATCAGATCGATGCGATTCCTGAATTCAGGCTTGAAGAATTCCTTGAGTGCTTTGTCATCTTCACCGTGCTTTTCTTGTGTGCCGAAGCCGATGTTATTCTTCTCGCCATCAGCAGAACCGAGATTACTGGTCATGATGATGATAGAGTTTTTGCAACTGACTTCTTTACCATTCGAACCAGTGATGCGTCCTTCGTCAAGCATTTGAAGAAAGATGTTGAAGATATCAGGATGAGCTTTTTCAACTTCATCAAATAGCATGATGCTGTGCGGGTTCTTGCTCAGATCATTGATCAATCGGCCGCCGCCAACTTGACTGTCACCGAAGCCTACATAGCCCGGGGGCGGACCGATCAATGCTGACACGGAATGTTTCTCGCTGTATTCACTCATATCATATTTGAGCAGCGGCATATCAAGATTTTTGCTTAACAGTCGTGCCAGTTCTGTCTTACCAGTACCAGTTGGTCCAGTGAAGATAAACGATGCTGTAGGCTTGGTGTCGTTTCCGATACCTGCAAAGCTGACATAGATGCGTTCCAACACTTGACTGACAGTTTCATCTTGCCCGTACAGCTTGCCCTTGATGTTCAACTCAAGCGATGCAATACGATCATAGTTGTCACCTGACAACTTTTCAGCAGGTACACCGGTCATGCGTTCAACTTGTTCGTGAATCAACTCTTTAGTGATCACTGCTTGCTTGTTGCCAAGCACACGTTGTTTAGCGCAGGCGCCGTCAAGCACATCGATAGACTTGTCAGGATTCTTGCGGTCGTGAATGTATCGCGCTGCTGAATCAACTGCTGCGGTGATTGCTTCGTCAGTGATTTGAACATCGTGAAAGTCGCTTAGTCGTGTACTGAGACCAGACAGGATGCGAATCGTAGAATCGTGACTTGGCTCGTCAATAGACACACGATAGAATCGACGCATCAACGCCCTGTCCTTTTCAAACGATTCGTAATACTCTTCCCAAGTTGTCGAGGCGATAACTTTCAGAGTGCCTTTGGTGATAGCTGGCTTAATCATGTTCGCAAAGTCAACTGCACCTGAGGTGCTGCCGCCGGCGCCCTGCATCGTATGAGCTTCGTCAATGAACAGAATAGCTTTCTTCTTGGTGTTCAGTGCTTCCAGAACTGCTTTGACTTTTTCTTCAAAGTCACCGCGATACTTACTGCCAGCAAGCAATGATCCGATTTCAAGCGAATACATTTCGTGATCATGTAGGAACTCAGGCGCTGACTTATCAACGATCATCTGGGCAAGACCTTCTGCGATTGCTGTCTTACCTACGCCGGGGTCGCCCACCATCAACACATTTGATTTAAAGCGTTTTGCCAATACATTAGCAATGTCATCAAGCTCCTGAATACGACCAATCATCGGCTCCAGCTTGCCGTGTTTAGCAAGTAGAGTAAGATTAGTTGTGTGTTCTTCGAGGATTTCGTCAGCTTGACCATCTGACAAAGCAGTTGTGTATTCAGCGCCCTTGTAAGTCTTTTGCCAGTGTTGAACAAACTCGTTGCGAATGACACCGTACTTCAACAGGAAGTAGTGAGCATGACTATTAGCTTCTGTGGCGATGCTCAGATACAGATCAATTGTGGTGACTTGTTTGCGTCCGGTGAACAGAACCTGTGTCACTGATCGATTCATCACGCGCTCCAGTGAGTTTGTCCTGCGAGGATTAACTTCCTCTTCAGGGGCGACATTTGCAACGATAGCATGAAGACTGCCCAGATACGCACTAAGTTCATTGATTAGTGCATCAGTGTCAGCGCCGAAGCTTGTCAGACATTTCTTGAATGGCGGGTGACTTACCAACGCAAGTAAAAGATGTTCAATGGTGCAATACTGATGTTTGCGCTCTTTTGCGAAGGCAATCGCCGATTCAATGATTGCTTCTGTTTCAGGTGAGTTGGTCATGTATTTCCTTTTAAATATTTACTTTGCTTTGGCCTGCAAAATAGCGTTAGTTATCGATTCGTCTATTGTAACAGGTATGAATGGTTTAAGCAAGATTATTTGGTCACCAAACGCCGGACTATTTGGAATCGGCAATCCATGACCGGCTATCTTCATCTGGTTATATGGTTGTGTTTTGGGTGGGATAGTTACCTCAAGTGTTTTACCGGATATAGTCTGGAACTCAAATGATGTGCCCACAATCAGATCCAGAACTGATATCTGCTGATTACACACCAGGTCTTGCCCGTGTCGTGTATACTTGAGATGCTGGTGAGTTCGGAACTCTGCTATCAGAGAGGCACCTTCGATGATGTTTTCTAAACGGACCTGTCCACCATCTTGAATCCCTTTTGGCACTGCTACTTTTGCAGTCTGTGTACCAGTTGGTGTTTGTAGTTGAAGTATTTGCTCGGCGCCGCTATACACCTGTTCCAATGAGATCCAGATAGTCGTTCGATATACTTGCTGTTGTGGCTGCGAGTGCCGCTGTCTGAGAATCTGGCTCATCATATCTTCAAACGGATTGCCACCGTGACCGAAGTTGAATCCACCTGGGAAGCCGCTGCCCATTTGAGGGCGAGGGTTATCATATTCTTGTCGCTTATCTGCGTCACCAAGTATGTCGTATGCTGTCTGAATCTTCTGAAACTCACCTGTGTTGCCACCTTTATCAGGGTGGTGCTTGCTTGCTAGTTTTCGGTAAGCAGATTTGATTTCGTCTTGCGTGGCAGTCTTCGTGACGCCGAGCGTTTTATAATGGTCCATAGCGTATTATACACTATATTTGAATAAATGTCAATTGGATCCGGAAATCTTTTCTTGAGTTCTGCCATATGCTGCGATGCCAAGCACCGCGCCCATAGCGATGTGATACAGACCGGCACCTTGCAAGGTCAGTGGTTGCCATTGCATAGTTACCGATCCTTTTGTCAGTGCTTGTAATATGCTCCATAGAATCGGAAAGAGGATGAAGTCGAACAGACAAGTTGCCATATACAACCAACCCATTGCAGGGCGCCAGCGTCTGTTAATCCAGTGTTCGTCTGCTTTTACCAAAATGTCAGCACCTGATGCGGCGTTCGACGGTGCAGCACCAGTTAACACTGGGGTCGAACTATTTGATTGGTTGTTGTTATATGTAGAACCGAAAGAGGTTCCTTGATTGGAACCGTAGTTTGACGAGAATTGGGTTACTGTAGGATCTGCGACAAGTAGACTTTCAGCCTCATCGTCAGTCGCAATTGGAATCTCGTCCTGGACTTTTCTTGCCAGTATAGTTGCCATTTACAGGCCTGCTAACGCCTTGTAGTTTTTCATCTCAGTATCAGCAGCATTATAAATCTGCTTAACTGGAATGCCTGCCGCCTTGCGAACTTCATTAAGTCCTTCTTCAGTTTCGTTGTCGTTGGTTTCTTCTTCTTCACGATACTCATGCGGAGAAAGAACGATGACCTGACTTAGCACATCTTCTTCAGCGGGATATTCTTCATCGTCAACTTTGATAGTCCAGTCTTTCAATGGAATATCAGTAAGTGTTTCCATGTCTGCAAGCAACTCAATGATTCTTTCAGGAACAGTTGTGCGGCGACTTAGCTCAACGAACACAACATAACGACCGGGACGTAGTTCACCTTCGCTTACTTGAGCATCAAGCACCCAATCATATCCGCGCTCGAACCAGTCAACAAGATCGTTGCCTGCTCGTTCTGATCTGATGATGAAAGCCAGAGTCACGATATCGCAATCTTCGCCCATGTGTGCGCTATAGTCATCAACACTGACTATTTTTTCAAGCTGACCTTCGAGGTCATGCCAATCTAAACCTTCTGATAGTATTTTGTTCATATTACATCTGTGGTGGGGGTGGCATTCCGCCTGCTTGTCCCGGAGCACCTTGATCTTCAGGACCGGGCTGACCACCTGGCTCCTCGTCCTCAGTGCCGTCATCTTGATCCAGATCCTCGTCATACGAATCGTCAAGTTCCTCCAGATCAATAGTTTGATCAGCAAGATCAATAGAACCTTCTTTAACATCATCCATCAACTCTGTTGGGATCTGAATAAGAATCAACCAGATTGGTTTCATAACTGACTTCGGATATCGGCCGCCGGGTAGATAATCATCGGGTGTTTCTACTTGAACCGGGACTTTGATTTTTGTTTTCTTGAACTTGATCTTGCACCCAACAGACAGTAATCTCTTGGCGCCGCGTGGATCGGGCATCAGCTTGTGCGGCCACATGAATACGCATGACACCGTGTATTTCTTCACTCGCGGTCCGTCTACCAACTCGCCAAGTTCCCAGTTCTTAAATGCGTAAAGATTGGCTTCGTCCAAGCATCGCTCAAAGTCGAGTAGGGTTGACATAGATCCATCTGAGGTATAGATACCTTTGATAGTGTCAATGATGCTGGGGTAGTCAATGTTATCGAAAAATTCGTCGGCTGTTTTCATATTAAGTATTTATCTTTATTTGTAGTTTTGGCATAAATAAAAGTGAGAGCCACGGAGGTGAGATTCCCGCCCTCTCTAACGATCTGGAGGATCATCAGCATGACTATTTATTCACTCGCCGAGCACCTTAATACAAACGTATTCTTAAATAACAAGTACAGCGCATGGTATGTGCAACTTATTATTAACGCTCAACAAAGGGCGCGACTTAAAACAAATGTTGAACGGCACCATTTTATTCCTAAGTCAATGGGCGGTACTCACACCGTTGCACTTACCATACGAGAACATTTTATCGCCCATTGGTTACTTACTAAGATAACAACCAGTGAACATAAGGCAAGAATGTGTTATGCATTTATGACGATGTGTAGAATGAGCAGGTACAACGGGAGAGTAACATCACGCTCATACGAGCATATCAAAATAATTGCAAAAAATCATATTAAAGGTAAAAATGCGTATAATTATGACCACACCATCTATGATTTTTATCACAATGAGACTGACCGACATGTCAGAATGGTTCGGTCGGAATTTTGTAGGGAATTCGGTATGTATAAGAGCGGAGTCGGGGAACTGACTAGTGGCAAGTTACAATTCTTAAAGGGATGGAGATTGTCTGACATCCCGGCTACTAGATATTCATTCCTTCACTCAGCGACCAATACGATAGTTAATTCTACTAAGAAAGCACTGGTAATAGCATATAATTTGCACCCCGGTAATATTAATGAACTGGTTTTAGGCAATCGCAAATCAGTAAGCGGATGGAGTATGCATCTAGCTTAATATTTAGTAAACCGCATTAAGCAATAACTAGCACTATCTTAAGGATGAACACAACTTAAATACTATTGAGAAGATGGTCTTCTCATTTCACACTCCTTAAAGGATCTATACATGTCAAGAAAACGCACAAGTGCTGTACGCGATCAGGATATCCCATTTTTACAAGACAAAAGAAAGAACCAAAAATCATTTTATCTAAACGACTCCAAAACAATAGACTTTGCTCAAACTCAAAAAGCGCCAAAAGTCAACAAAAGGCCAGTCGTTCTCGTCCCCAAGTCTCTCAACCAAGAAAAATACATCATTGCTTTACTTGACCAAGACACAGATATCGTAGTCGTATCTGGACCAGCCGGTACCGGTAAAACGTATCTTGCTATTCTTGCAGCAGTCAAAGCACTACGCGCCGGTGAGTGTAAACGCATTGTGTTAACACGCCCTGCGGTTGCTGTTGAAGATGAAGATCACGGTTTCTTGCCAGGTGATCTGAACGAAAAACTTGCCCCTTGGGTTCGTCCAATGGTTGATATTCTGCATGAGTATTACACTGTCAAAGAACTTACAGAGATGATGGCCGAACAGACCATTGAGTTCTCCCCTCTTGGATTCATGCGTGGTCGCACGTTCAAAGACTCTATCATCATTCTTGATGAAGGCCAGAATGCCAAACCAGGACAGTTAAAGATGTTGATGACACGTATTGGACAGAACTCCAAGATTATCCTGACAGGTGATACCGATCAGACAGACCAGAAGAAAGCAGATAATGGTTTGTTAGATTTAGTTAACAGATTAGATAAGCGGCCGGTAGCAGGGATTACTGCGTGTGAGTTTGAAGTTAAAGATGTTCAGCGACACAGAATCATTGAACAGGTACTTAGATTGTACTCATAAACTAAACGGGGCTCATGGCCCCGTTTTTTATTTCTTTGCTTTAGTTGTGATCGGTGCTTCTTTCTCAAGCTGATCGATCAATTTAGGGTAAATCTTTTTGTAGTACCCATTCATATTTTCCCAGTCTCGCTCCAGGACCTTGCCTTCGATAACGCACTTATCGACTTTCTTCTTGCCGTAATCCATAATCACATTACAAGTTTGCAGATCAGAAGTCTTTACTCGCTTCGACACAGTGACCATTTCGTCAATCTGACCGCCCGGTTTACGGACGAATGTAATAAGTAAGTATCTCATGTTTGTTCCTAAGTAGTAAGTTCAACCAGCGAAGCTGCCAGCGATATCTCAGGGATGCCCACCAGAGGCAGCGTTGCCAGACCATTTCTGATTATGATGATGCTGGCGTCACGTTTTTCATTCGACTTGCCCCACAGATCAAGATTTTCGTACATCCACTTGTAGGTGTCCTCGATCCGGGTAGGATACAGCGCAATATACTGCATCAGTTGTTGTCGTCCTTCAAGAATCTTCCCTGCTTTGATCAAAGTCGTTGCTTCAATAAGCAGTTCATTTTCACTGGAACCTGACACCTGCGGTGGCAACAACTTACCGGTGCTGCTGTTGACTTGAAGTTGATTCAGCGTCTTACGCAGATCGGGATAAGTCACACGAATATAACTGTCAAGAGTGTCAAGGTCAAACTCGACGCCTTCTGTGACAAGAACTGTTGCTGCCCGTGCAGTAAATTCAACACGATCTGGCTTGGCGATGTGAACCTTGTGACAGCGACTTTCACGCAGCGCCGGAATGATCTTTGCCTCGTAGTTACATGTCAGAATGAACCTGACTGTATCGGCATACGCTTCCATGTCAGATCGTAACGCAGCTTGAAAGTCAGGCGTTGTGTAATCTGCTTCGTCAAGTAGAATGATCTTGAACTTACCGAAAGGCATAGTTTGAGCGAAACCATTGATCTTCGTCTTAACAATATCAATACCGCGCTCTCTGGACGCATTGATTTCCATCACATCATAGTCAGACACACCCAGTTCATTGATCAGAACTTTTGCCAGTGTAGTCTTACCTGTGCCAGGATCACCTGACAATAGTAAGTGAGGGATGCTACCTGCTTTAACCCAACCCTCTACTTGTTGTTTCAGTCGTTCATCGACAAAAACATAATCAGCAATGACCTTCGGTCGGTAACGCTCTACCCAAAGTTGTGAAATCATACTCATCGTTTCAACATTTCAAGAGTTATTGCGTGACCGATCACTTCGCCCATGTTTTGATCGACAGTGATAAGATGCAGGCTGTTAGCGTGTCTGTCTGTTTTGGGATCGTAATATTGATACTCCAGTACATGCCCGCCGTTTGCCTGATACACCGTGAACTGCATTCCGATTGCCCTGGGGGAACCGCTGATAGTATTCTTTAGTCCTCCACCGATTGTTGACATCTTCATACTGTTGTATGCCTCTGCCTCAACATCACGTGCCGGCTTATTCGCCTCGTCCCATGCTTGTTTAACTTTTTTGCTGATCCACTTGTCTAACCATTGCATTTCATTTTCCTTAAAAGTTAGTTTATTTTAACAGAAACAATATCATATGTCAACATCATTTGGTGGGATATCTAATATCTTCCACCCTTTATATTTTTTGTTATTGATCAATGCTCCTAACCGATTGTTAGGCATATTTGTATAATTTTTAAATTCAGACCGCGTCATCCTTATTATCTCTCCATTAATAGTATTATGGAAACAATAGATGGTAGGATTATATTGATAGTTATTTTTACCGGATATCTTGGATTTAACTTCACCTGCATTTGGTTGTTTTGTCCAGTGTGACGCTGACATTTTACTCTTAGTAGCCCGACTTACCTCAATAGGAATATACCCCGACCGACTTTTGTAATGATTTTGACCTGATATCTTGTCTATTGTAGTTTGGCTGCAACTATAATCCGGTTTTCGTTGGTAATTGTTGTCACCTTGTATTTTTGCGCGAATCGTTGGGTCACGCATCGGGTGATGTTCACCTTCACCCCAGCCCTGACCATCCTCAGGTTTTAGATTTGCCCACTCATCGCTATCAACTATATTCCACAATTCACTATAATATAATCCATATTCTTTTATTTCTTCAATTGAACTACATTCCTTGAGGATTAGGGTTGTGATTGCTTTACCATGGATGGCAAGATGCCGTCCCCAATGTAAACCTGAGCCCAAATATTTTAATGGATCTTTTCGTTTGGTTTGACATAGGTATTTTAACCCAGTGATATTATGGGTCTTAACCATGAGGTAATAAATAGTCATGCTGATGCTCCTCTAAAGCGTTAGAGTAGTTGGGGATTCCACTCCCGCGAACTACACTACTATTTATCATTGGTTAGACTTTATCACTCATTGTGTAATCGGCTACTGGCTCATCACTCACCAGGAGGATGTCGTTGTTGTCAACTTTTCTAACGGTCAATTTTCCCGTTCCATCATTGATCTTAACACCGCGGGTCCAACGTCCGTGAGCGATACAGATGTATTGACCCACTTTAACATCAGTCTGATCTGGTCCGACAGCATACACTCGTCCCCAACGAGGACGAATGCCCGAACTTTTCATATCATCGTTGATAAGAACGATGCCGGTTGAGGTGACACGCTCATCAAACGACATTTCTGTTACCAGAATAGTGTCGCGTAGAGGGTGAAGTGCTTTGATATCAGTTGGTGCGTATGCTGCTGCCATGTTATTTCTTACTTTTCTTTTCTGCTGCTTTGATCTGTTCCACTTCCAGTTCTTCCTCAAGATTGTTCTCAAGTTCAAGTTCAATCTCGTTGAGTTGGAATGGGTCTGCTGCCGGTGTCGCTACAATAGGAGCTACTGTTACCGGTGCAGTCGGTGTTGGGCGCGCGGCATCTACTTGGGGTGCTGCT